GAAGGAACCTATTTGGTCTCTCGTACTCAAAAACAAACGAGCAGCCATGGATGGGATTCGCCTTCAGTCCGATGGGTGGTCCTACCGGCACGATCTCTCAGATATTGACCAGGACGTTTACGAGATCCTAGCCAAGACCAGGCCCCGGAGGATCACACTAAGGGAGGTTAGATGAGCGAACGAGCCTTCAAGTCCACAGCTCACCTCGAAGAAGGCTGGCATGTCGAGTGGACGGGCTGGAAGTTGTGTTCGTCCTGGCCGATGAAGATGGGGACCTGGTGGGGTGTAGGTCAAGACAAAAAAACCTTCATTCAGGCCCGATGTTGGGTCGGGGATGAGGAGGAGGATAGCAGCGTCCTGGGTCACGCCAAAGATGAATCACGGCTCCGACTCAGAATGTATATCTACGAGGCGTCGAGAAGAGGGTCGTTCCGGCCGGGGGAATGTTAGTGTCATGGTGATGAATCTAGGAGTCTGTCCGGAGAACAGCAAACATCAAATCACCGAGTTCCACGCATCCAGGGAAGGCATAGAGCAATACTGCTGCCAGTGCGCAAAATGGCGGTGGAAGATCGACCTTCGGCCCATCCGCGCAGAGATCAGGGCGTTGGGCGGCGATCCAGACAAGGGAGTGTTAGATGTTGATACGCCTGGGGAGTGTTAGCAAAGCGTCAGTGTGGGGATTGTTAGGCACATGAGGGACTGGCTCAAACGTCTATGGAGAAGGAAGGAGGCGAGCCATTCGCGCTACATGGTCAGAGCCACGAACGCAGAAGGAAAGGACTTTGTCGTCGGCTTTACTTCGCTGCGCAGCGGGGGGACCCCCATGAGAATTGTCAATGAGCATCCACTGTGGCACTCGCCCATCGTCATTGACACCAAAGAGGGAGTGTTAGGAAAAGGACCGCAGAAGGAGTGGGATGATGGGCATGGAGATTCATGGCCCCCAACGTATTGAGGGAATGTTAGAAGCGAAAACCTGAAGGGGGACTGTTAGAGGTGTTGATGTGAGTGACGAGCCATGCGAGACAAACAGTGTAGAGAGTGTGGAGAGCCTTCGGCTTTTTCACTCTGCGCTCAATGCTCCTGCAGGTACGACGCTGTCACTCCCCGGGTGTCGGTTGGCACTCAGGCTCAATACGGATATCGGCTCACGAAAGGATTCATCCTGATGCACTCTGAAGACGACGAGTATGTTTCGATCCGAGATCGTGGTGTTCTGTTGGCGCGCGTAGGCGATGGGTGGGTGTCCGAGAGCGCTGCTGCTGTCCCCGGTCCGTGGCCGAGCAGATGGTGGAGAGACAGGAATGAGTAGAAAGCCTTCGGTCATAATCTGTCCAGGTTGTAAGGGCATGAGGGTGAACAGGCTGCGCCGCAAGTGCGCCCTCTGCAAGATCCCCTTGGTCTATGTGGGTGAGTATTTCGTGAAGGCCGATGGTGGTTTCCTCTGGGCGGGGACCAGGTGGATCCCCGTCGAGGAGCTTGGCGTTACGGAGGGAGTGTTAGCTGCACAACGTCATGACTGACGGAGATCGACCTCTCAACAACGATTGGGTCCTGGGGCCGGAGCCTCTGAAGTGGCCCGAGCCAGGCGCTCCTGCACGGGCTGAGAAACCGCCCCTGGGGAATGTTAGACGTACACCCAGGCTGAGGGGTCTGTTAGAAGCAAGGTGCCTCTACTGCGGTGCACCGACCAAGCTGATCGGCCGGCGGTTGTTCTGTCGCGATTGTGGCTACTTCGAGTCCTGTTGTGACGGTGGGAAGGAAGCCTTGGAAGGGGAGTGTTAGACAGACATGGGAAACGACCAGATCACACAGGGATGGGCGGTCCTAGACGAGATCCTGCTGCACCACCCAGGAAGAACGAATGGAGAGAAGGTCCGGAAAAATCGCATGACCAGGGACGAGGTCAAAGTGATCCTCAAGGCCCTGTTCAACATCACCGATGAGCTGTCCATCGAGGTCGTCTGGGAGCATATGCTGGAGGTCTGGAAGAAGGCAGATGGGGAATGTTAGGACTGATCAAGTGCAGCGGGAATGTTAGGTGGATTGAGGCGTTTTATACAGAAATAGCTGTATATTTATAATGGAGAAAAAGGGCTAAATGGTGTGGGTTTTATTTTATGGTCTATCTAAAAACTTTAATGGAATAGCTTTCACCCTTCTGCATTTACAATAGGGTGCTTGGTGTTTCATTAAAGTTTTAATTTGAGATCCTAAATTATTCGACTGTAACTGGTGGTGGTGTTTCATCTCGCTAAATCACCTTTCACCACTTCACCGGACCTTTCACCAAATTAGCCCTAGAGAACAATGGACTTACAGGATGGTGAAAGGTCCCCCCCCCCTTTCTCTATTAAGTTCTGTATAGAGAATTAATTAAATAATATAATGAAATGTATATAAGAGTTAGCACCCCCCCCCTTGCACCAGACCCTTTTTGCCTCTTAACCCCTAAAGAATCAACGTCTAAAAATGGTGAAAGCTCTTTTCGGGACCTTTCACCACTTTTGCCCTGTTTTCTCGTAACGCTATGAAACAAGAGGACTTCACTGATTTCTTCTCCAAGCTGCTCATCAAAACCGAGGAAATTGAAGATTCTCCCGACCTCTTTTCTTTGCATAATTCCACTCCAGCCACACCGGAAGAAATTCCGCTCTCACCGGAATCTGTTCCGGTTCCCCAGCAGGACCAATCGCCAATATCGGAGCCGCCCACTTCGGCGCCACCGACACAGGACCAGGCCGACACGACGAGTGTCTATGACACTCCCTTCGAGGAAGCCGTTCCCCTCGAAGATGAACTCGCCAACCTCCTGGATGATATTGATTGATTGAGAACTCCCATTGACGACGATCCCACCATCTCCCGGGATGCTGCTACTCACATCTTTGTCGAGTGCTTCTCCCAGTACGAGGTCCTCTCTGAAGCTGACCCAGGCCAGCTCGCTGACTACCCTCGCCTCACGGAGTTCGTTGTTGACTTCGAGATCGTCTGCAGCCGCGTCCTCACCCCGGTTGAGCTCAAGCTGTTCAGGATGAAGACCAAGTATAGAAAGAGACAGATCGATTGCGTCAGATCACTCCAGATTACCTCCTGGGAATACTGGAACATGAAGCAGCGGATCCGGATCAAACTCGGCCGCGGATTGCACGATTACCACCTCTGGCCCGTGGAGAAATACTTCGATGATAACCATCAGAAAAAGGTAAGCTTCTAGACATGCGCCACCCCCTGCGGATAAGATCCTGGCTGACCCGCAAAATCAAAAACCTTCTTTGGAGGATACTCATGGCCGAAGATAAACCTCCCGAACAGTCCCTTGTGAAGTCCGATCGATCAGACCAGCTCCACGAACAGCAAGACGTTGACAGCCTCTCTCGGGCCATGCTTGAGCAAAAGGAGAGCTTTGATCGCAACCTACTCGAGGAGAGGCTATTCAGTAACAAACTGAAGGGTTGGCTGGACAGGTACTCCCGCATGAACAGCGAACACCGGAGAATGGAAGATCAACTCATGCAGGAGGCTGCGGTCCTCCTGGGGAACCCACCACGAGATGCGGATCCGGATGCTGCTGCGGAAGCGGAGATCGTTGAGGAGCCTCCGGAAGAAGCTGCATAGTCCCGCGCGCTGCGCGTGGGACCGGCGCGCTTCGCGCCGGGGGAATGTTAGTGAGGTATTCTTTAACGGTGGACGTACTCTTTAGTTGGGTCACCACCAGGGCGACGCCGTATCTAAATGCCTGATCCACCCTTCAGGCTCATCCCACGTTTCGGGGTTGAATGAAGCGAAGCCAGCGACCGCTGACAACAGATCGGCGTATCACCATCCATCGTCAACGTAGTGTCCGTCCGTCAGGATGATCCTGTAGCGGTCGAAGGTCAGTGGCATGATTTCATACCACCAACCCATCTGACCGTTGGACCCAGGCTTAACCGACTCCTTCTTCAGTTCCATCTTCGTCCACCATCAAGCACTCGCAGCCGATCAGCTGCCCTCCGCACCCTGGACATTCCTCAACGTCACAACCTGGGTGATGGTAATGCCCCGGTTTCGCTCCACAGTCGTGACACCGCTTTCCATCACGACCCCAATCCGATCTCGTTTCTTCTCCGTGCTTGATAGGATTAGCTGTGGTCCCATCCTTCATCGGGATCCCGAACAGGCGACACCCATCCGACTCCTTCATCCCGCACCGACACTCCTTGCACAGCGCACCGATCACATCGTAGTACCACTTCTTGATTTCATCTTCTCTCAGCCTCCAGTGGTCTTTCGGCAAACCCACGATGAATTTATCCTTGAACCGTTGATGAGCGTGGACCGCTGCTGACGGCTCTCCTTGGCCTGTTTTCAGTGACACCAGGACTTCTTTCGGATCTTCTTCCAAGAAGTCCACCAGGATCGCAAGAGCCAGATCCGCTGGACCGCTGCCACCGTAACCCCACTCAAACCCATCCGGTGAGTGGTGGGAAACGTGGGTCAGTGGCAGATCCCTTCGTCCATTCACACAGACTGATAGTTCATTCATACTCCTTTTACCTTGGTAGAATTTCATTTTCCCTCCAGTAGTGGTTGTTTGGCTTGCTTCTTGACCTTCTTACCCTTCTTGCCATGTTGTTTCTTCACCACAGCTTCGACCATCTTGTGGTCGATACCGTAGATCTTGCACGCATCCGTGTAGGTTGAACTCAAGTGTCCTTCCCAATCCCGATCACCGCTCCGCTGCACCAGCATTTCGGCAATCAGGCTTCGTCGCTCGGCTCCGCTAGCTGCCTCCAGGTGTCGGATCAGAGCCTTCCCGTAATCAACCCCTCCCCATTTGCGTTCGCACTTGCTAATGTCGATCTCTCGTCGCTTGACGAGGACCGCAGTTTGGTCGTGGTTGCAGATACCATCAATAATGGCCTTAGCGAGAAAGAGCCAGTAGTCGTCGGTGGCAATCAGCTTCTTGGCCTTCTCAGCGACCAGGACCAGGACTTCCTTGAAAGCCTTGGTCTGGATAGCCTTCTTTTCCCTGTCCTTCTTGCCTTTGAGATTATCCTTCTCCTTGTTGGACTCAGCCTCTCGCGCCCACTTGAATTTCTTACGAAGAACCTCATCGGCCTCCGATCTTTTCACGGTAGGGACCAAGCCACCGGGGGTTTCAATGAGTGTGATCTCAGGAGTTTTATTGCCGAGCAGTTCCGCGTAGGTCCGGGACTTGCCATCCTCCCAATTCCGTGTCGAGAGGGGGACCAGGGTGCTGTTGCGCTTCACTTCGTTGTACTGCATATGCTTCGCAGCATCCTTACCCGACAGGACGTTCTTACCCTGGGCTTCAGCTTTCTGCACCAGGACCAGCTTATGGGCTTCCTCTTTGGCCCGGAAGCACCCCGGGTCGGTGCATACGTCTGCACTTGTGTTCGGGTAGAGATCCTTCTGATTCCCGGTGCGCTTGGGACAGGTGGTGCAGGAGCCAGCTTCGGTCAGCTTCTCATCCTTCGTGGAGAACAGGGAACCCTTGAGTCGGATCATGTAGCGTTCTTCGATGTGGTCCTTGGCTTCTCGAAAGCTCATCGTTTCGTCGCCCCACTGTCCCTCTACAATCTCCTCGATGGCTGTCCCTTGGTTGATCTCACCAGGGATACGGGCTACCAGCAGGGCTATGGAGTTAGAGATTACTTCCTCCTCCAATGCCTTCTGGCCCATCTCGCACAAGTTCGCCAGCTTCAGCCGACCATAGATGTAGGCTTTGCTCTTGCCGATCTTCTCGGCCAGCCCTTCGGCGGTGTACTTGAGCTTGTCGATCATGTACTGATACCCCTTGGCCTCCTCGATAGCCCGGAGATCTTCGCGCATGAGGTTCTCGATGAACTGAAGTTCAACGGCCTCTTTGTCGGTCAGATCTCGGCTGATTGTCGGGATGGTCTTGATCTTGGCTTCCTTGCTGGCCCGGAACCTACGTTCACCGACGACCAGCTCAAACTTCTTGCCGTTGGGTCGAACCAAGATCGGTTGCAGCACTCCGTGAGCCTTGATGCTCTCGGCCAGCTCCGTGAGCTGCTCCGGGTCGAAGTGCTTGCGCGGATTGGTTTTGGAGAGGATGATGCTCTCCAACGGAAGGTTGATTACGTTGTTGTTCATTCCCTATCCTCCAGTTTGACTTGTCCTAACATTCCCCTGGTGAACCACTCACCATTAAATATATTTAATCACACACCCCTGGTCAAACGCCTGTAGACAACTGTCCTGGATACGCCCAACTTCTTGGCAATCTCCCTCCAGGACTTCCCCTCCTTCCTCATCAGAATCGCTTCATTCACATCAAACCTTGTCTCACGCCGGCCGAGTTGAACGCCTTTCCGTTTCGCGTTCTCCAGGCCAGCCATCACGCGCTCATGGATCAGTTCTCGCTCAAACTCAGCCATGACAGCAATCATGCTGAACAGGGCTTTCCCGGCTGGTGTCGATGTGTCCACGGCCTCCTGGTGTGATACGAAGTCGATACCCAGGTGGTCGAACTCTGCCAGAGCGGTAATCAGGTGCTTGAGGCTCCGGGCGAACCGATCAAACTTCCAGACCATCACCACATCAAACTTCCTGCGCTTCGCGTCGGCCATCAGCTTGTTCAGTTCGGCCCGAGACTCCTTCTTTCCGCTCACACCCCTGTCGATGTACTCGGTGACGATCTCCCACTTGTGTCGCAGGGCCAGCTCCCGGAGGTCAGCTACCTGCATCCCTTCATCCTGACGCAGCGTGGAGATCCGGGCGTAAATCGCTGCTCGTTTCATAAACCACAACTCCTTCCACCGATTGCTATCATTCCGACAATGCAACCACCCACCCACAAGACTCGCTTGAACAGATCCCGACCTGTCATTGCTGCCGTGTCGTTATACAGCTTCACTTTCCTCTGCCTTTCAACGTCCAGCCAGTAGGGTAGAAACACATCTTTCTTCTTCGGCTTCTTCTTCTTCGGCTTCTTCTTTTCCTTCTCATCACCGTCGAGATATACGGGCATCAATCACACTCCTTTAGACTGGACAGGGGGTTGTTATGTGCATCTGCCCACAGTTGACACACAACTCACATTGGTCGTGCGAATCCCAACAAATGTCACAGAAATAGAGTCCACAGCAAAAACACAGGTTCTCTGCGTCATTGTTGGCTATCGGCCC